GGACTCATACTTTTGGACAGCACGAAGGGGCGGTGGGATTTTCCTGAGCTCAAGCAGACGGCTTTGGAGCAGTATAAGTATTGGGACCCCGACACCGTCATCGTGGAAGCCAAGGCTTCTGGTATGCCCTTGACCCATGAATTACGAAACATGGGGATTCCGGTTGTTAACTTTACCCCCAGTAAGGGTAATGATAAGGTTACGCGAGTTCATTCTGTATCGCCGTTGTTTGAGGCGGGCATGGTTTGGGCCCCCGACACCACCTTCGCCGACGAGATGATTGAGGAGGTGGCGGCGTTCCCTAACGGGGAGCATGACGACTTGGTCGATAGCATGACGCAGGCTTTGATGCGTTATCGGCAAGGGAACTTTGTGCAGTTGCCGACTGACGATTGGGATGATGAGGACACGGGAATGCAGGTTAGGGCTTATTACTGATGGCAGATAGTATCGTAGACTTGGGGGCCGCCGCCGCTGACTATGTAGGCGACAAAATATCAGACGCGTTTGATTACATGACAGGGGCCCCGAAAGCTCGTGCCTCAGATACTTACATTGTTAGAAAGAGCCGGAAAGGTCAGACCCTGTATGGTGGTGAAGATCCAAGGGGGGAGACCTTCGCAGAGTTTCTTGGTATATCGGGTTTTGAAAATGGCGGTGACGTTCAGTTGCAGGACGACGGGTCCCTTCCCGGTGTAGATGATTTACGTTTTATGACTCCTGCCGAAGTAGAAGAAGGGTCATATGCTTTTCTTCAAGATCTAGAGCAGCAGATGATGTATCATCTGTCGGAAGCTCAAAACCCTGTAGAAATGCAAGGGGGTGTTTTTCCCACTCAAAGGTCAGTAGACAACACACGTTATCATTACGAAGAAGCAGAAAGATTACGGGATCAGATCGAACAATTTAGAGAGCGCCGCGCAAGCGCCATCTTGAATTATCCTGACAGCGAAACAAAAATGTACATGAAAGAGGGGCAGGCCCCGTATGTGCGAGGTTTTCCTGACTCTATTGTTGAAGGTTACCAAGAGGGCGGCATAGCTATCCCTCAAGAAGACATGGACGATTTTGTTGATTTCATTCAACGTAACCGGCCTTCTTACAAAGAGGGCGAAACTACAGCGTACAAAGATTTTGGTGGTATGCTAGGTATGCAGCCCCCTTTAAATCAACCACCCCGCAAAGATCCATTACAAGAAGGACGGGGAATAGGTATAGGTTCTTTTGATTTGTACGAAGGTTTTGCGGACCCCTATTTTCCACAGAGACCCATCGAAAAACAGGATTTTAGTGGTATACGCGGGTTCCAGATGGGAACACAGGTTAAGCTAAACGACAGAGACGATGCTGTAGGCACTAAGTTGATGCGGCAGGCAGGTATGCAGGCGTCTGCCAATCAGGTCATGGACAACCTAGACCCTAAGATTTTAGCACAAATGAGCCGCATCTTGGGGCGGGACATTGGCTGAGAAAAAAACAGGACTGCCGGTAGACCCAACCTCTTCATTGTTTTCTCAGATAGCGGCACCTTTTATACCGGTTGAGTATGAAACTGTACGACCGTATGAAGTAAAATCATCTCAAATAGATGACATGGGCGGATACACCGCTTACCGCGAAATACCCGGCGAGTACAAAATAACTGGTTTTGGGACTCCGCCTATAGTGTCTGGTGGGATTGAGTTTTTTAAACAGTTTATAGATGACCCGGTAGAGACGGCGGGCGGTATCGCTTCGGCTGTTGGAGAAGAGTTAAAGGAATACCCAGCCCGTCAGCTTCGCACCGCACTTGCCGGGGGTGAGACATTTAATCCTGAAACAGGAGAAGTAGAGCGTTTTGATCCTTTTGGCGTACCAGCTACGGTGGCGGCGGGCACTGCGGTTAGTATAGCGCGGACAGCTAGCAAGGACGGGAGTGGGCCTGTTTTAGGCATCATGGCAGGCCGTATGGCAAAAGACGGACCCAGTAAGTTTAGTCAAGCACGTGCTTTAAAAAGCGCTGGAAAATCTAAACAAGAGATTTTTGATGAAAACCAGTCATATTTTGATGATGCTGTTTTAGGTCAGGACTCTGATGCCTTTCGTTTTGAAATACCCACCGTTAATTCTAAATTTAAAGAAGACGGCCCTGTTCAATTTATGAATGTTGAATATGGCCGTGGCTTGGCCATTGGTCTTACCGATGATTTTAGAGCAGTGCAATTTACTAAAGATGGAGATTTAGTAAATTATAACCGTAAGTCTGCGGCAAAACTTTCTGATATTTTAGACTTTCCAGAACTTTATGAGCAATATCCTGATTTTAAGGATGTTGCGATAGTGAAGTTAATCCCAGAGGAAGGTGAGTTACCGTTTGGGGGCCCCAGCGCTTTTTTTGCAGGTAGGGCAGAAAGCCCCCTTGGAGTTACCACCATAGGTTTAAAAGAATCTCAGTCTCCTACTGAATTACAGTCTGCTTTGTTACATGAAATTCAGCACCTTGTTCAAACTAAAGAGGGATTACCGGGTGGAGCTAGCGGCCAATACATTATGGAGTTATTAGACGAAGAGCTAGGTGGCGGATTAGATAAAAACTTTCTTAAAAGCGTGGCTTTACCTGCGTATGAAAGTGTCTACGGAGAGGCTGAAGCGCGTGTCGTACAGCGACGATTTGAACGTCCAGAAGAAGCCAAGTTAGATCCCGTTACAACTCGTCAAAAAGAAGCGCCAGAGGGTGACATTAGTATGACAGAGTATGAAGCTGTTGAAAATGCTGCTAATCTGGTGAGAGAGCTTATAGAAGACGGTTTTTATGAATATAAAGATATTTACCCAGATAAGTTTAAAAAAGGCGGCATAGTAACATTAGCTGACATAGCGCGGAACACGGGCCGCGGCCCTTTGGGTATTGCGTCTCTTGCGTCAACAGCTAGGAATATGAACCGGCCTATGGTAAGTTAGGCCAAAGGAGATAGCTCATGGCTCGTGAACCGATAGCCGGGATGGTTGACAAGAACGTCCCCTCACAGTTGGACATGGAGGACTTGGAGGCTGAAGTAGAACTTGAGCTACCGGGTAGCATGGAGAACGTCGTGTCTTTTGAGGGCATGGCGGAGAACATGGATGTTGAGATCACGCCGGAGGAAGATGGCGGTATGACTGTGGACTTTGATCCGCAGGACCAGCGCGGCAAGAGCGATGATTTCTACATGAACTTGGCAGAGGAGATGCCGGACAGGGAGTTGTCTCGCATAGCCAGTGAGTTGATGTCTGAGTTTGATGCCAACAAATCAGGGCGACAGGAGTGGGAAGATGCTTACGCTAACGGTTTGGAGTTGTTGGGGTTCTCCTACGAGGAGAGGGCCCAGCCCTTCCGGGGGGCCACCGGAGTCACGCATCCGCTGCTTGCCGAGGCGGCTACGCAATTTCAGGCGCAGGCGTTCAATGAGTTGCTGCCAGCCAGCGGTCCCGTGCGAACTGCTGTACTTGGATCAGAAACAAGGGAAAAAGAGCAGCAGGCCATCCGCGTAAAGCAGTTTATGAACTATTACATCACCAACGTGATGGAGGAATATACGCCTGAACTTGACCAGATGTTGTTCTTTTTGCCTCTGGCGGGATCTACATTCAAGAAAGTTTACTATGATGAAACAAAAGGGCGGGCTGTAAGTAAGTTTGTACCGGCAGAACACCTAGTTGTCCCATATGAGACATCAGATTTAGAGACTTGTCCCAACATAACGCAGGTTATCCGCATGTCGTTGAACGATTTGCGTAAGAAACAGGTCTCTGGGTTCTATCTGGATATGGATGTTTTGCCCGCGCAGAGCGAAGCTAACTCCGTTGAGGACGAAATACAGCGCATTGACGGCGTTACACCCACTCAAATTGACTATGACTGCACTATTTTGGAGTGTCATGTCGATTTGGACCTTGAGGGGTACGAAGATGAGGACGATGACGGTGATTTTACCGGCATCAAGATACCATATGTTGTCACAATCAGTCAGGACAACGGGCAGATACTGTCAATTCGTCGAAATTATCGTGAAGATGATGAAGAAAAGCGTAAAATTCAGTATTTTGTGCATTATAAGTTCCTTCCGGGCTTTGGTTTTTACGGATTAGGGCTAATTCACACGATTGGCGGGCTGTCA